AGGCGCGCAGGGAGGACGGTATGCCGCCCAAGCCCTACGGCGACGAGCTGCTGATCGCGCGGGACATGATCCCGCTGCGGATCGCGGTGGAGCATCCGGATCTGCTGCTGGCCGGCAAAATGAGCGACGATGGCGGCGCCCAGTGAGCGCGCCGACATCCAGGGCGTCGCGCCGAGCATGGGGTATCCGGCGGGCGCGCGCCTGATCCGGCCGTGAGCCGGGCCCGGGGGCCAACTCCTGCCCGGGTGGAGCCTGCCACGCTTCCATGACGCGCGTTTGCAGTCTGACGCGCGGGGCCGCGGTGCACAGGACGCGGCCTGCTCAGCGGTGGACGTTACGGTGATATAAGGCTCCTATTTTTGGGGAGGGATAGCATGAACAAGTTTTGGAGTTTCGCGGTTAAGAGCGAAGAACAGCGCAGCGACCTGTACATCCTGGATGAGATCGCGTCGAACCGGTCCTGGTACGGAGACGAAGTGACGCCGAAGAGCTTCAAGCGCGATCTGGATCGGGCCGAGGGCACGCTGTACGTGTGGCTGGACAGCCCGGGCGGCGACGCCTTCGCGGGGTCCACGATCCACGATATGCTGCGTGAGTATTCAGCGAGCGGCCGCGGCAAGGTGGTGGCCATGGTGAGCCTGGCGGCATCCGCCGCGAGCATCATCGCGATGGCTGCCGATGAGATCCGCATCAGCGTGCTGGGCACGATCATGATACACAAGCCATGGAGCCGGCTTTCCGGCAATTCTGGCGTGCTGCGGGCCGTGGCCGATGCGCTGGATACCGTGGCGGACGGCCAGGTGGACGCCTATGTGCGGCGCACCGGTCAGAGCCGGGAGAAGGTGCTGGAGCTGCTGGAAGGGCCCGACGGCAACGGCACCTACATGAACGCGCGGCAGGCCATCGAGATGGGGTTCGCGGATTCGCTGATGCACGAAGAGGGCGAGGACGAGAACGCGAAGCCCACCGCGATGATGCGCAGCCTGACCGAGATGCGGATCGCCAGCTGCATGGAGCGCAGCGCCGAGCAGGTGAAGGCGATCGCCGATGGGGCCGTTCAGATGACGAGCGTCGAGCTGAAGTGTCACAGCGTCAGCTTCGACGAGCTGAAGGCCGCCGCCGACGACCTGCTGGCCGGGATGGACGCCGCGCGGATCCTGGCCGCGCTGCGCGCCGCGGCGGCGCATGAGCCCACCCACAACGACCTGATCGACGCCGCGATCCACGGCATCCGGGCCGGGCTGGAATACTGGGACGAATTCCACAGCGCGGGCATCGGCCCGCACGACGAACCCGCCGACGACGGAAGGGACGCGCTGGCGGCGGCGCTGGACGCCACCAAGGAAATTGTATAAGCGTCCGGCAAAGCCGGACCGAGCCCGAGCGCACCGGCTGCGCCGGGCGACCAAGAAAGCGAGGTAGAATGACATGTTTACCATTGAACAGATCCGCGCCCAGCTGAAGGACGTAAACAAGGAGATGACCGAGGCCCGCAGCGCGGCCGTGGCCCTGGCGGCAGACGCCAAGGCGGATCCGGAGCAGCGCAAGGCGGCGGCCGACCGGCTGAACAGCCTGAAGGAGCGCAGGGACATCCTGAAGGAGAGCCTGGACGAGATGACCGAGGCCCAGAGCGCCAACCTGGCGGCGATCCGCGGCGAGGCCGAGCAGATCCAGCAGGCGGCCAAGAAATTCAAGAGCGCCGGCGACTTCTTCAACTGCGTCGCCAAGGCCAGCGACCCGGTGAACCCGGTGATCGACCCGCGCCTGGGCGAGTACATGCAGGTGAAGAGCTCCGCTTCCGGCCAGAACATCACCACCGACGGCGACGGCGGCTATCTGATCCCGCCGGATTACAGCGACGAGCTGGTGAAGCACGTGCAGAGCGAATCTGTGCTGCTGCCCGAGGTTGACCACACGCCGATCACCGGCAACCGCCTGATCGAGAACGAGGTGGACGAGGAGAGCCGCAAGGACTGGCGCGACGCCGACCAGAGCCAGAGCATCACCGCCATCAAGGGCCGCAACGGCGGCATCCTGGCCTACTGGAAGGGCGAGGCCGCGGAGTACACCGCCAGCCAGATGCGCTTCAAGCAGCGCACCACCAGCCTGGGCAAGCTGACCGGCCTGTGCTATGCCACCGAGGAGATGCTGGATGACCTGCCGGCGATGGCTTCCATCATCGACCAGGGCTTCAGCGACGAATTCGCCTTCAAGTGCGACGACGCGATCCTGAACGGCACCGGCACCAACATGCCGATCGGCATCCTGGATTCCAACAACGGCAGCCTGGTGACCATCGCGAAGGAGAGCGGCCAGGCGGCGGCCACCGTCGTGCTGAACAACATCCTGAAGATGTTCAACGCCATGCCTTCCCGCAACCGCGCGAACGCGAAGTGGTATATCAACCAGGATCTGGAGATCGCGCTGTACGCGCTGCTGATGGAAGCCGGCAGCCTGAGCTATACCGGCAAGGACAGCGGCGCGGCGGACGTGGCCATCAGCGCCAGCCATGGCGTGCCGATCTTCATGCCCGCCGGCGGCCTGGCTTCCGCCCCGAACGGCACGCTGCTGGGTCGGCCGATCGTGCCCGTGGAGCAGTGCAGCGCGCTGGGCACCAAGGGCGACATCATCTTCGCCGACATGAGCCAGTACCGCTGGATCGACAAGGGCGGCATGGATGGCCAGACCAGCATCCACGTGCGCTTCACATACGACGAGATGGCGTTCCGGTTCACCTATCGCGCCGGCGGCCGGCCGAAGTGGAGCAGCACCCTGGAGGCCTACAAGGGCAGCACGGTGCGCAGCCCGTTCGTGGCGCTGGCGACCCGGTCTTAACGGAGGGCGCACATGGCGAGCGTTGCGGTTTTCCGGGAGCACGCCGCGATTGACGGCGACATCACCGATGCGCAGCTGGGGCTGTACCTGAACGCGGCCATGGGCTACCTGGAGCAGTCGGAGGTGCTGGCACCCAGCGCCTCCGAGGCTGTGGCGCATCCGGCCGCCGCGGCGCTGTACGACCTGGCCGCCTATCAGATCGGCACGCACTATTATGACAAGCGCGGCCTGATCGGCCAGGATGTGCCGCCCGAGGTGTTCGGCGTGCAGGGCATCATCCACCAGCTGAAGGGATACTTTACCGGCAAGGAGGCGGACTGACCGTGGCGCACGTGGATCCGGGCGAACTGAAATACCGCATCGGCGCGCGAACGCCGGCGCGCATGAAGGACGACAACGGCCACTATGTATCCACCACGCAGACCGTCTACGGCCGGGCGGCGATGCGGTCCGCCAGCGGCGGCGACCGCGTGGAGGACGGTGCGGCCCGGTCCATCGACACGGTGCAGTTTATCGTGCGGTGGACGTTCCGGCAGCGCGTGACGCGGGACAGCACGATCGTGTGCAAGGGCCGGCAGTACAAGGTGGACTGGATGGACGAAGCGCCCTGGGCGGGCATGTACGCGCGCATCAAGGCTACCAGTTACGACGAGGGCGAGGTGTGACGCTGTGGGCAGGATCACCATGCAGCTGGACAAGGGCGCGATCGACGAGGTGATCCGCGAGCTGGACGCCGTGGGCGAGCTGGAGGCGCGGGCGCCGCAGGCGCTGATGGCCGGCGCGAACGTGCTGCTGCCCGCCGCCCAGGGCGCCGCCCCGGTGCGATCCGGGCGGATGAAGGGCACCATCGGCATCCGCAAGCGCGGCTACGGCGCCGGCGTGAGCGTAGAGGTGGGCGCCATCAACAGCCCCGTGGCACACCTGGTGGAAAAGGGCCACGGCGGGCCGAAGCCCGCGCCCGCGCATCCGTTCCTGGAGCCGGCTGCGGCTTCGGTGGAGGACGCGGTGCTGGCCGCGATCAAGGAAGAGCTGTTGAAAGGACTGTGACCGATGACCATTTACCAGCGCATGGAAGAGGTTTTCCGCGTGGCCGACGTGCCAGGATTTCTGCAGGCATGGCAAAAAACGGATGAATATCCAGAGCTGCCCGGCCTGTACGCGGTGTACAACCTGACGCGGGAGCGCACCGCCCAGAGCGCCGACGACGCGGAGATCTTCCACCGGTACGACGTGACGGTGTGGGTGTACGGCACCGAGGACGTGACGGAGGCCGTGGCGGCGATCGCGGACGCGATGGCGCTGGACGGCATCGAGGTGCACACTCTCGCGGACAGCTTCACGCGGCTGAATGGCGACCACATCTACCTGAAAACGATCCAGGCGATTTACATTGATTTCGGCGACTACGGCGCCGACTGACAGAAAGGATGGGAAAGAAAATGTCTAACACTACTTCCGCTCTGAAGAAGGTGGGCACGCTGATCGGCGTGCGCGACCTGGTGTTTGTGAAGCTGACCGCGGACGACAGCACCGGTCACACCTATGACACCACGTACTACCAGGCGCCGGGCGTGATCGAAGTCGCGCTGACCGCCCAGGTGAGCGAGGACCAGCTGGGCGCCAACGATATCGCGCTGTACGACATCTTGAACGTCAAGGACGGCTACGAGGTGAACATCACCCAGGCCTCGCTGGGCACCGACATGACCAGCCTGCTGCTGGGCAGCACGCTGGACAGCAAGGGCGTGGAGATCGAGGAGAGCGACGACCTGGCGCCCTACGTGGCCATGGGCTTCAAGGCCGCGCGCAGCGACGGCAGCGATGATTACATCTGGCTGTACAAGGGCAGGTTCGCGCCCGGCGACGAGACCTTCCACACCAAGGAGAAGGGCACCGTGAACTGGCAGACGCCCACGCTGAAGGGCGTGTTCGGCCCGCGCGTCCACGACAACCGGATCCGCTGCCGCGTGAACAGCGCGGACAGCTCCGCCGCCAGCATCATCGAGACGTTCTTCAGCAGCGTCTACGAAAAGACCACCGGCAACGGCTGATCGCCGGCAGGCGCGCACAGTACGACGACCATCGGGGCCGCGGGGGAGACAGCCCGCGGCCCCGGCTGATTGAGGGAGGATTATAGGACATGATCAACCTGACGCTGAGCATACGGGGATTCAAGCCGAAGACCTACCAGGCGGACATCCGCATGCGGGAATGCCTGCAGGCTTTCGTGCTGGCCGACAAATGGGACAAGGCCGGCGGCAATTACGACGACATGCTGATCGACGACGCGCTGGCATTCATCGTGCGCTGCTTCGGCAAGCAGTTTACGGTGGACGACCTGATGGACGGATACGAGGGCAGCCCGTATGCGCTGATCCCCACGTTCCTGCGGGCCGTGATCGGCTATGTGGCGGAGGAACTGGTGGATTTCCCTCCGAAGGCGGCGACGGCGACGGCGGGGAAGAAGGCCGGCTGACGCCGCCGGAATTCATAAGGTCTATTTACGGCGCGATGCTGGACAACGGCATGGCCATGGACGACATCGACCGCATCGAGTACAAGCTGTACATGCAGATCGTGCGCGAGCGCGCCCAGCGCCGTGCGCGGCGGGAGAACCGGGACGCGGATGCGGACGGAAGCAGCAGCAGGGCCACGGTAATCCTGCGCCGCGGATTCATCGACGAGGTTTGGTGATGGTATGAATCACTTTATTTTCAACGGCGTCAGCAGCGCCGTGTATGGCGTGATCGTGGAGCAGCCGCCCGAGATCCAGATCGGCGCGATCCGCGCTACGACGCAGAAGGTGATCGGCAGCGCGAAGCTGCTGCACTTCATCGAGAGCAACGAGGCCGTGGAGCCGGTGAACCTGACGCTGGAGTGCGCACTGGTGGCGCCGACCGCGAACGCGATCGACGGGCTGTGCGCATGGCTGCGGGGCGGCGGCCGGCTGGTGGTGCCTGGTGACGAGGGTCACTATTACAATGCCTGGATCAAGAACCAGATCGACCTGAAGAAGATCCTGCGCGTGCGGGCGGACCGGCGGTTTTCCGTCAGCTTCGAGCGCGAGGGCTTCCGGTATCGGTATCCGGAGGCCGAGGCCATTGAAATGACGGCCGCCGGGCAGCTGGCGAACCCGGGCACCGCGCCGGCGGAGCCGCTGATCAAGCTGTACGGATCCGGCGACGTGACGCTGATGGTGGACAGCACCAGCCTGCTGATCAACGACGTGGACGGGTACGTGATGATCGACTGCGCGGCGCAGCTGGTGTACAAGGGCGACGTGAACTGGGGCGCAAAGGTGACGCGCCTGGGCGACTGGCCCCGAATTGCCGCTGCCGGCAGCATGCTGAACTGGACGGGAACGGTGACGAAGCTGGAGATCACGCCCCGGTGGCGGGATTATTAAATACAGGCCTATGGGCGACAGTGCGAGGTGGAGAACATGCCGGGGGAAACCGCGAAGGATTTGGTGGTTCGGCTGGCGTTTGAGCACGGCGACACGAAGCAGCAGATCAGTGCGATCCGAAACGAGCTGCAGCTGCTGGACAGTGGCTTCGCCGCTTCGGCGGCGATGGCCGCGGGTTTTTCCGGCAGCCTGAACCAGGCGGGCGGATCATCCGACCAGCTGAGGCAGAAGCTAAGCGTGCAGCAGCAGCTGGTGGCCAAGTATGGCACAGCCATCGAAGAGGCCAACAAGAAGCTGCAGAAAAGCGTGGACGCCCACAAGCGGCAGGGCGAGCGGATCGACGAGCTGAAAAGCAAGCAGGAAAAGCTGACGCAGGACAAGGAAAAGCTGGCGACGGCCATGGAAGCCGAGGCCCGGGCCAGTGGCAAGAACAGCGAAGCCTACCAGAGAATGGCGACAGAGATGGCGAAGCTGGACGCGGAGATCGGCAAGAACGCGGACGCGATCAGCAAGGAGGAGGCCGCGTTTGCCCGCAGCGACAAGGCCATCAGCCGGAACGAGCAGGCCATCCAGAAGCTGACCACTGAACAGAATAAGGCTATCACGGCCATGAAACAGACGGAGGCGGCCCTGGAGAGCGAAGAGGGCCGCCTGAAGCGCCACGCGGCCGCCTGGGAGAGCGCCGCGGAAGCCGCCGACAAGTACGCCCAGAAGGCCAAGAGCGCGGGCCAGTGGCAGGAAAAGACCGGGAAGACGCTAACGCGGGCATCCACGGCGATACTGGGGCTGGGCGTGGCGGCAGGCAAGGCCGCCATCGACTGGGAGAGCGACTTCGCCGGCGTGCGCAAGACCGTGAACGGCACCGAGGAGGATCTGCGGCGGATCAACGACGCCCTGCTGGACATGGAAGTGCCTACCGACTACGGAGATCTGGCCGACATCGCGGCCAACGCCGGCCAGCTGGGCATCGCCACGCCGAACGTGGTGAACTTCACGCGCACGATGGCCGACCTGGCCGAGACCACCGACCTGACGGCGGACGCCGCGGCCACCGGTTTCGCGCAGTACGCGAACATCACCGGCATGCCGCAGGAAAACATCGACCGGCTGGGCAGCGTGACGGTGGAGCTGGGCAACAACCTGGCCACCACCGAGAGCAAGATCGTGGACTTCGCCCAGGCGATCGGCGCGGCCGGCCACCAGGCGGGCATGA